TAACGAATGTTACGCGATTTGAAACAGCAATAAGAAATGCAATTGACATGGAGTCTGAGGATGCTTAGACGATATGATTTCAAATGTATGACTTGTGGTTACATTGAAGAACAATGGGTAGATTCTGAAGACGAATTTACAACTTGTCTTGAATGTGGTCACACCGCACAGCGGATAATCTCGAGTGTGTCTTCACATTTCAAAGGTACTGGATGGCCCGGTGCCGACGATGCGTGGGCTAAGGATCACGAAAGAGCCGCTAAAGTATAATTATTTCCATAATGCTATTCTAGCACGGAGTTAAAATATGGCACGATTACTAGATGTTAGTCCCGAAGAACTACAAGATGGGGAAGACTTTACACCTTTAGAAGAAGAGCAGGCTCCTGAAGAGGAACAACCAGCAGAGCCAGAAGAAGTACAACAAGCCGAAGAAGAAGATGATATTCCTGAAAAATATCAGGGTAAGGACATTAAAGATATTGTCCAGATGCATCAAGAGGCAGAAAAACTTTTAGGAAAACAATCTTCTGAAGTTGGAGAACTCCGAAAAATTGTAGATGATTTCGTTAAGACTCAGCTTGACAAGGCCAATAGCCCACAACAAGACGAAGAAAAACTCGACATTTTTGAAGATCCTGATAAATATATTGAACACAAATTTGCTAACCATCCTAAAATAAAAGCTGTTGAAGAAATTTCCCGCAATATGCGGCAACATGAAATTATTAATAGGCTTCAAACAGCCCATCCTGACTTTAATGACATTGTTACGGCAGATGATTTTAAAGAATGGGTATCAAAATCAAGTGTTCGTATAGAGTTATTTAACAGAGCAAATGATCAATTTGATTATGATGCGGCTGATGAACTTTTAACAACGTGGAAAGAACGTCAGAATCTTGTTAAAGAAACAGCAGAAATGCAAGAAACTGATCGCAAACGCCAATTAAAGTCTGCTTCTACTGGCAATGCAAAAGGTTCAGGGGAAGCATTAAGTCGAAAAATCTATCGTCGTGCTGATATTATTAAACTTATGCAAACTGATCCAAAGCGTTACCAATCATTAAGTAATGAAATTATGACTGCATATGCTGAGGGTCGTGTCAAATAGCGTTAAGGAGCTAAATTATGGCACTTGGTACTAATCACGTCACCAATACTACGGCGGCTACTTTTATCCCCGAGATTTGGTCTGACGAAATTATAGCGGCATACGAGAAATCTCTCGTTCTTGCCAATCTTGTAAACCGTATGCCCATGACAGGCAAAAAAGGAGATGTAGTTCACATCCCTAAGCCTACTCGTGGTGATGCATCTGCTAAGGCGGCTTCAACTCAAGTAACCCTAATCGCGGCTACTGAGTCAGAAGTTCAAGTTGCAATTGACAAGCATTTTGAATATTCTCGTTTAATCGAAGATATTACAGATGTACAGGCACTGACCTCACTACGTCAGTTCTACACATCAGATGCTGGGTATGCTCTTGCAAAACAAGCCGATACTGATTTGTTTACCCTGACAAAGTCCTTCGGTGACTCTGATGGTGCAGATTATGTTCATAGTAACTCGTTTTACATGGACACATCAACAAACTTGACAGCATACGCTGTTGATACTGTTGCGGCGGCTGATGTTTTTACCGATGATGGTTTCCGTGAGGCAATCAAGGAGCTTGACGATAACGATGTTCCTATGGATCAACGTTTCCTCGTAGTTCCTCCATCAGTTGTACAGACTATCCGTGGAATTACTCGTTACAATTCTGCAGATTTTGTTTCTGGTCAGCCAACAGTCAATGGTAACATTGGCTCATTGTACGGTATCGACATCTTTGTCTCAACTAACTGCCCAGTTGTCGAAACTGCACAGGCTAACTCTGCAGGCGGCGAGTTGAAAGCAGGTATCCTAGGTCATCGAGACGCTATGGTATTTGCAGAGCAAATGGGTGTCCGTACCCAGACTCAATACAAACAAGAGTATCTTGGTGACTTGTTCACTGCAGACACTCTGTATGGCGTAAAGGTTTTACGTCCTGAGTCAGCCCTTACTTTGGTATTTAATTCCTAAGTAACCCTAGGGAGTCCTTGTGGCTCCCTACCTTATTCGATAAACTGGAGATGTGAATGGCTATCTTTCGTGGCACAGGTGGCTCTGGCGATTCAAGCACAGACACAACTGTTAACACCGTTACACAGAAAGCCGCAGAAGCCGCCGCCTCTGCTACTGCCGCCGCATCTTCAGCTACTCAAGCCGCTAACTCTGCGGCAAGCATTAATGCTAATATTGTAAACGACACTACTCCTCAACTTGGAGGAGAGCTTGATGGTCAGACAAATAAAATAACAAACATAGGTGACCCTACTTCTGCCCAAGATGTCGCCACAAAGACTTATGTTGACTCTCAGGTACAAGCTTCTGCACTACAAAATGTATCCGAAGACACTACTCCTCAACTTGGTGGAAACTTAGATACTAACGGTAATAACATTGTTTTTGGTAATAATGACCAAGCTAGATTTGGAACTGGAGGCGGTCAAGGTAGTTTAGTTATTTCAGCAGACTCAACAGCGTCAACCATTGCTGAATCAGGTTCTGGTGATCTTACCGTTAAAGCAGATACTTTCAAAGTCACAAATGCTAATGGCTTAGAAGATATGCTTATTGCTACTCCAGATGCCGGAGTTGCGCTTTATCATAATGACGTTAAAAAACTCGAAACAACAAGTGGTGGAGCTACAGTAACAGGTATTTTAAATACGTCAGGAGTCGCCTCACTAGGTAATGTTACAACTATTGGCAATATTGTCATTACTGGAACAGTAGACGGTAGAGACGTAGCTACTGACGGCACAAAACTTGACGGCATTGAGGCTTCTGCAACCGCAGACCAAACTGCCGCAGAGATTAGAACTCTTGTAGAGTCAGCATCAGATTCAAATGTATTTACGGATGCAGATCACACGAAACTAGATGGTATAGAGGCCTCCGCTGATGTAACAGATGCCACAAATGTAACTGCCGCTGGCGCATTGATGGATTCAGAAGTCACTAACCTTGCACAAGTAAAGGCGTTTGACTCTTCAGACTATGCTACAGCCGCACAAGGCACAACAGCAAACTCTGCATTACAGAATGTATCTGAAGACACCACACCACAACTAGGCGGTGATTTAGATGCCAACGGTAAAAATATAAAACTTGGTGATTTTAGTAATGCTCCAACCGCAAATCAATTGTCTTTTGGAGCTAGTGATGACTTTACATTCAATTATAATGGTTCTTTGAATATTGCATCCATTATTTCTGGAGGAGATTTACGACTACAATCAGGAAATCAGGGTTCACAGAGCGTTACAGTTGAAACTAGCTCTGAAACAATGGCAGAATTTAATCCAAATTCATCTGTTGACTTATACTACAATAATTCTAAAAAGCTTGAAACGACTTCTTCAGGGATTCAAATTGATGGTAGTGATGGCGTTGCTATTTCAAGCGGTGCTATCTCAATAAAGAATGGTGGAACACAGTCATACATAGACTTGTACTGTGAGTCAAGCAACGCGCACTACGCACGGTTACAATCACCTGCTCACTCGGATTTTAGCGGAAACATTACTTCTACATTACCTAATACGACAGGCACATTAGTTACTTCAAATGCTCAAAGACGTATTGAAGTAGTAAGTTCTTTGCCCGGTAGTCCAGACTCGAATACTATTTATTTCGTTACCTAGGAAAACTCATGATAAATACAATGATTGAAGATATTTTTGAATCGGGTAATCCAAGCTACGTGGCGTCAATTCAACACAATTCAGTAGTTAGTACGTCTCGAGGAATCACAAAACTACACGGAGTCATCGACGTAAATCCTCCTAACGGAGAAACTTATGAAGAGATAAGTAATGATGAGTCTATTTCTTCTGCAATGGTAATGGCTTGGCTTCAAACTTTTGAGGAACATCTGTAGTGGCAGTTTACTGGTTTGATCCATGTTTAGGCGGTGGTTTTAATGGTACGGATGATGTTTGTCATGGTACTACTGGCACAGCAAAAACAGGAACATATAGTAATCCGTTTGGGTTGGATGAAGTATTTAATACGTCAACTTCTAATCCTCTGGGTTTGGAGATTGGTGACGAAATTCGCATCAAGGGAGAACAAGATTCGTTTTGGTGGAGTAGTTCTACTTGGAATGTACGAGGGACTGCTTCTTCTCTGAATACCGTAATTGGTCAAACTGATAACTACCGTTATTTGTTTAATGGTAATGGCGTTACGATGCCCACTGATGCGTTCACTCATGCAGGTGGCACTGCTAGAACTGTTAACTTATTTATGGTTTCTAATACCAGTGATTTCGACTGTGGTTGGGATAATCGTTTTATGTTTGTTGCCGGAAAGTATTCGACAACTGGATTAGCGTCTACCCGTAGAGATCCTAACGGGGCCGCTATAGCATATTTAGCGGCGGCATCAAATCAATATAAAAAAGTAGGGAACGCATCCTCTGGGCAAACTACAGCATCAACAAATCCTGAAGTTCAATTGAAGTGGTGTGTCAAAACTCCAGAGCGGACTACGAGCAGTAGCGCCCGATATTTTTTGGGCCTTTATACCTCCTCGGTCACAAGCGGCGGTGCGTCTGTTGCCGGACGGAAAGTAGCAGGAGGTATTACTGTCACGGACGGATGGTCATCCGAGACCGCGCAGAGTTCAGGATACTACAGCTTAATTTTTAACCCGGCTCATCACAACAGCAGTGCATACCGTGCATCGTATTTCCAGCCCGGGCCGATGGATATGCGAAATTCATATTTGGTTGGTTTTAATACGAGTTTTCAGTACTACAATTATCCACTTACTGGATGCCTATATTATTTTCGTGAAGCAGAAAAACCCACTAACGACAGTTCGGTCTCTGGTTCAAACGTGTTTACAAGCACCATCTATTTGCCGAATCTGATGTGTACAAGACTTTACAACCAACTTAATCTTAATAACAACTCGAGCATTGCTAAATATACTGATATTAGATTTGGAACAACTTGTTTTTATGAAATTTATAACCAAAATCGGTATATGGGTTATGCAATTAGTTCATATACCCAACATGGTGGAATTACGACTCAGCAAATACATTACGAACGTGTCCTGTTTGGGGGAGGCAGTTCAATAACCTTTTATTTTGACTATGGTCAAACACCAAATAATTCTGCCTATATCGCTGATGCGGCAAGTGCGAGTGGAGTCAGTGGTTATCATTTTGGCGATATCATTGCGCTACCCTATGCTAACTCAAATGCTATGTTTACTATTGCGGCTAGCAATCCGCACGTTACGCTTAGATTAAAAAACAACAGTACGTACTGTTCTGATCAGGCGGCAATGATTGCGGGAGGCACCTCTGCCGATCCTCTGAACTTCCACGCAGGGACAGGATTGACTAATGCCGCCACCAATCCAGATTTTGCAGAGTGGCCATATGCGAATGAATTGTCTGTTCCCGGCCCTGTTGCTCGATCCCAATCAATCCCGGCAACCAACTGCCCTAGGAACGTCATTGATGCGTCAGCAACTAATTTTTATGAGCTTGTGCAACTGCAAATTCCGCAGGCAGATACGGGCACTCAGACATATACCGCAGGGCGTATAAATTTTGTAAACGCTGACGCAGGCTTGTTCAACGAGGCACTTCTCGCGCATAGTCATTATTTTTCAAACGCAAATTATCATACTCAATTGGTGTTTAAGGAGTGCAACCTGACTGAAAACAGCGGCGGTCCGGTGGTCTATGGTACGTCTCATGATGTCGATGCTGGATCAGCGAGAGGGAGTTTTGCGTACACGAATTCAGATAACGAGTTGGTTATTATTCCTAATCGTGATTCGAGTAAAATAAAATCACATAGTCTTTTTTACATACCGGTCACGGTCCCTGACTTGTCTAGCGCCTCGACGATGACCACAACTGTTGAGTGGTATTTAAGTAACTGGTATGCATTGTCAGGATCGACAGAAACAATAATCCAAATAAAATTTCCGCTCACTATCAGTGCTACCGGGACTATCGCATATACAACACAAGGTTGGCCTAGAGGAGGTTCATACGCTGAATATCCGACACAGTCCAGCCCAATTACAGCGTCACTGGCTAGGACAGTGGGTTCAGGAGTCATCGAGCCTGTAGCGACGGGTGTCATTAATCCGAATGCAATGTATGTCGCAGTCGGAATGTATTTGGCTGACAACACTAGTCTCGCGGCAAACAGCCGTGTAATTATAAAGTCAGTCACTATAACGGCCAGTTAAAATGAACATTACGCCTTTTGGATTTAACATTGGTTTTACAACTCCAACTTTATATCCATTTGGTTTTACAGGAAGCTATACACCTCCTGCATCTGGCGGTGGCGGTGGCGGCGGTGGAGGTGGCGGGTCATCGTTGACTGACATATATTTAGGATCAAATGCATTTTCAGCAATTTATGTCGGCAGTACCCAAGTTACAGAGGTTTATGTCGGGTCAACAAAGGTATGGGGATAATGACAACCGATGCAACTAAAACTTTTGTAGATGGGATTTCAATAGTAACAGTGGTCAGTACTTTAAATGCTTGGTTGCCGCCGTTAGCCGCTGGGTTTACAATAATTTGGACAGTAATTCGAATTTACGAAACTAAAACAGTACAACAAGCTCTGGGCAAAAACAAGGAACGCCCAGATGATAGCTGAATTAGCCGCCGCTAATGCCGCCTTTGGTGTCATCAAGGAGACCATTGCGAATGGGAAAGAAATCTACGAAGCAGGAGAAGCTCTTGCAGACTATTTCGGACTTAAAGCACAGATACAACAGAAGGCGCACGAACATGGCTATAAGTCAGATTTACAGGCCTTCATGGCCGCTGAACAGCTAAAGGATTATGAAGCTAGTTTAAAACAAATGATGATCTGGCAGGGACGAGGAGGTCTCTGGCAGGATTGGTTAGCATACCAACAAGAGATGAGACAAAGCCGTGAGGCCGCAGAAAAAGAAGAGAAACTCAAGAAAGCTAAACGTAAAGAACAGATTGTTAATGTTTGCCTTAGCGTTGCTCTTGGTGCTTGTATTCTCTCAGCAGTCGGTTTGATTGGTTACATCTTTTATTGGATTGCTCAACAGAGGTAATCTTATGTGGACAATATATGGACTTATTACAATTGCTTTGCAACCGGGCATAATACAAATTATAGAGCAAAAAGAATTTGACAACCCTCAAGACTGTTTTAAGGAAGCTATGGTAATCATGCAAGATTCAGAAGATCGTAGAGGAATGGTCTGTGTTCCAATCCCAGAAGATAAAAAAACAGGAGTATGATACATGCTTGGCCTAGTCACAGCTATCACGAACTTGGCAGGTACATGGGTCAGTGCCAAGGCGGAATCAACCAAAGCCACCGCAGAGGCCAAAGCCACCGCACTGAAAACAGCGGCACAGTCCACAGCGGATTGGGAGCGCATCATGGCCGAAGCCTCCAAGAGTTCGTGGAAGGACGAGTGGCTTACAATAGTATTCAGCATCCCGCTGATTTTAGTCTTTATACCAAACATGGTAGAACATATTCAAGCGGGGTTTACAGCATTGGCAACTTTGCCAACTTGGTATCATGAGATACTCATGGTAATTGTACTAGCGTCCTTTGGTGTTAAAGCCGGTAAAGGACTTATGGATATGATGGGGAAAAAATAATGCCGGGATATGGAATGGGATACGGAATGAAAAAAA